GACATCGAGTCGAGCCAAGAGAACGCAGCATCCAACAAACCGATTGAACGCCTGCCCGCTTTGGGCGAAGGTATGCTGTCTGAGCCCCGCGCTAAAGAAGCAGAAGCCGAGCAGCATGCGGACAAGCAAAGCGAAATGCTGCAAGCGTTTGTAGCACAACTGCAAAAAATTAAACAGCGTCCTGACACAGCCCAAGTATCTGCCCGCCTGCAAGTCATCAACAAGAAACGCGAAGCAGAGGGCAAGCCCGCTATCACGCTGGCAGACCAATCGTCCGCCATGCTGGACACGGCCCGGATGGCGTACCTCAAGAGCCATTTGGATGAGATTGAAGCTCGCCGTGCAGCGTTTGACTTGCCGCCTGCGGCTGATTGGGAAATTGGCGAAGCGCGCGCCCGTGTCATGGAAGGTTTCAACGAGTTACAAGACCGTTGGGGTCAAGCCGTTCCTGAGAATGCCCCCGTAGGCATGCGCCAGTTTGGGGCTCCGGTAGAAGCCGTTGTTTCGCTGCAAGACCAGATGCGTACCAACATCTACCAGAACATATTTTCTGCTGCCGAGCGCTTGTTGAAAAATACTGAAGGCACGATGAAAGAGAAGACCGTGCAGCGGTCGGCTACCCCCACACTTGAGCGCGATGAAAACGGACAAATGCGCCAGACTGGCTACGCACGCCCAACTGGCCCACAAATAGTCAGCCCAAACCTTAACTTGCGCGAGCAGCCGAAGCTGGCGGAAGACGACAAGCAAAACACGCTTGACATGATTGACCGTGTGCTCAACACGCTTGATACACGCAATACCTCAACACCTACAGACACGGTTAAACCGCCAGAAAAAGTAAAAAGTTTTAGCGATATTGCGAAGCTACTGGCCGAAGAAAAATTAGGGTTTACTACAACAAAAACCGATGCGGCTTCTGTACAACTGTTGAACCAACTGCGCGATGTACTGCCTGCTACGTCTGACAAAGAGTTCGTTGCGCTGGCGCGTGAGCAAGTGCAGCGCGTTATGGAAGGCAATCTTCCTGACCAATTTGCGGTACGCGAACTGGGCGACATGATTCGGGCACAAGAAGAAGGCCGTCAAAGCACAACTCAACCCGGTGCTACACAGGAAGAACTGCAGCGAACCAGCGCTCAACCACAGCGTTCTTTGTTCGCGGAGAGCGAGCCCGTTACCCAACGTGCTACGCCCGATAACTTCCTGACCATGCTGGACTCCAAAAACGTGCAGGGTATGCGCGAAGCCATCGCGCAGCAAAAGACCGACAACCAAGCCGCACTGCAAGCCATAAAGGACAGTCTGCAACCCGCCAAGACTGCTGCACAGCAGGCCGAAACCGCGCTCAACAAGGCTAAAGAAAAAGCGGAGCCCCTATTGGCCGGTGCAGAAAAAGAGCGCGGGGAGCCTGCGTGGTATGCCCCTGCTGTACGTAAAGTTGTCGAGCTTGAAACCGCGCTGCAAAGTATCCCCCCACGTATAAAGTTGCTTGAGGACATTCGTGCACAAATTGCGGGGCTCAACGAAAGTCAAAAGAAAGAGCTGGTGCAACAGGTAAATCGTTTACTTGCAATTGTTGATAAAAATCCAGCGCAAAGAGTCGCGTTTTTGGATAATTTGAAAGAACAGTACAAACAAACAAAGAATGAGAGCACCAGAAACCACGTAAAGTTGTTAGCAGAAAATACAAACGAGGTGTTTTCCGCAAACAAAGTCAAAGAGTTGCTTGAGCTTAAACGAGCGTTGACGGGCGAGGGTTCTTTAACCCCTGAAATTAACCGCCTGTCTGATGCAGTACGTCTTGCGAAGAACACCGTTGACAAAGCACGCGCTGATCTCAACGGGTTGCTTAATAAATACGTATCGGACACCGCCGTACGTGAGGCATTGTTGGCAGAGGCCGGTAAAGCCACAGCAAAAATTGACAGCCTTACCAAAGCGTTTGAGACAGCGCGGCAACAAGAAACTGTTGAGGGGGCCCGCAAAAAAGCAGAAGCCAAAGCAGAAGCTGATAAGAACGCGCCAGTTAACGAAGCTACCCCAATGGCAACGTGGCGGACAGCGCTACAACGTGGGCGCGAAGGCATGGACTTGCCGGGTACTCGCATAACGCAGGATGTGTCTGAACTCAAGCAACGCATTCTCGGTATTCGCAGAAAGTTGGGTTCGTTTGATGCCCAACTGGAAACGCTGCTAGACCCGCAGAACAAGTTGACCGCCGAAAGCAAAGAAAAAATTGCGGAGCTTCAAAAGAAACGCAGCGATGCGGTTGTCGAGCTGGACTCGGTGTACGAAAACGCACCGCGTGTTACGACGGAAATCAAAGAGCAAGCTCTGCTTGATCTTGAAAGAGGTTTTGACGAAGCTCAAGCCGCAGGCTATGACCTGGAAGCCGGTGAAATCCCCGCAGCCCTTGCTGCACCGAAGTCAGGCAGTGCGGTTGTTGACACGCGTACTGGCCGAGTGTCTGAGTCCGGTGAGCGCAAGCGTGCTTCCGACCGTGTAGAAGCTGCACAAGATGCGATGCGCGATTTTGCAGAAGCCCGTGCAGCCCTGAAGGCTCTGCAAGACCGTATGCAGTTTCTGCGGAACAACGGCAAGGCAAAGGAAGGCAACCGCTACACCGACTTGTTTAAGGACTTGCAAACGCAGGAGGTAGAACTTAAGAAAACTCTTACCAACAAACAAACCATTGTTGATAAAGTCAAAAAAAGCCAAAACGAAACCAATGCTGCACTAGCGTCTGCACGCAAAAGCGTAGAAGGGGCGCAGTCGGGGAAAGAAGCGCTGGCGCTTAGCGAAGCTGAAGAGCAACGTCGGGAAGAGGCAAGTGGAAGTTTAAGTGCCCCCAGCCAGTTTGACGCTACTCGCACTTCCACACCCCTATCGGCACAGGCTGTCGAGATGGCGCAGGACGGGCGCATCCTTGATTTGGCGGACGAGCTTGCCAAGAACGGTTCGACCCCGGCTATTCGTGCGACTGCGGCCAAGCTGCGGCCCCTGTTGATGCGTACCAAGCTGTCCGTGGACGAGGACGTTAACTACAAAGGCGAGTCGGTGGCGGGGTTGTACGACCCCCAAGACAACACGATTACGATGCACCCGGACGGGTTGACTGAAGAGGACGTGCTGCACGAGATGAGCCACGCAGCCACGGACTACGTGCTGCTGGCAGACCCGGCGACATTGACGGCAGATCAACGCGACGCACGTAAAGGGCTCGAGGCGCTGCACGCCAGTATTGCTAAGAGCGACTTGTTCAAAGGCGAGCAAGGCACTGCCGACGTACGCGAGTTTGCCGCAGAGGTCGAATCCAACAAGGACTTCCGCAATAAGCTGGACTCCGTGGGCAAGCCGACCACGCTATTGCAACGGGTGCTGGGGTTCATCAAGCGCATGTTGGGTATGCAGACCACGGTGTCCAGCAAAGAAGCGCAAGCGCTGGTTGACCGCATACTGGCGCCGTCGCGCAAGTTGGCGGTTAAAGAAACGACCGCCCCCAGCATGTTCCGCAAAGGCGTTGAGTACGGGTCTAACGACGCCCTGTCCGACTTAGCGAAAAAGGCCGTTGCACAGCCCCAAACTTTGCGTGAGAAGGCCGGTTCCAACATTGCGCTGCAGCTTGAGATGCAAGTGGCCGACATGCGGGCAGGCGTCATCAAAGCGCTGAATAACGCTGTCGCCGACCCGAACACTATGGGTAGCACGCGGGAGTTCCGTCAAGCCGTGTTCAGCATCACCGCAGCCGATCAGCACGGGGCCATTACCCAGATGGCGCTCAGCAACGGCCCGCCCAAGATGGTCAAGGACTCCAAGGGGTACTACGAAGTCCAGAGCACCATGAAGAATGATGCTGGCGCTGTGTTTGACGCCGTGCAGGACATCCCAGACACCTACGGCAACACCGAAGGCAAGATGGCGTTGGCGTCCGTGTACATGATTGCCCAGCGGGCAATGAACAAAGGTCTGAAGAAGCTGGACATCGGCGCACTTGGAATTGAAACCGAGCAAGAACTCATAGACGCTATGGCTGCGGTCAACGCCGACCCCAAGCTGAAGGCCGCGCTGGAGAATGTACGCGCCAAGTACAACGCCTTCAACCGGGGCATGATCGAGTGGCTGTCCTCACCGCAGGTAGCGGCCATCACCCAAGCTGATGCCAAAGCGTACCTGAAGGACGAGGACTACGTTCCCTACTACCGCGTTCGTGCAGACGGCGTGGCGGAGCTGGTCTTTGGCGGGGAGAAGACGATCACGATTGGCGACATTTCGCATCAGCCGTACCTTGCTGAACTCAAAGGCGGCAACGACAAGATCATGCCTTTGGACAAGTCGATCATGCGTAACACCATGCTGCTGGTCACCAAGGGCATGAACAACATGGCCATGAAGAACGTAGGCTACGCCATGCAAGCTGCAGGCCAAGGTCTCGGCCCCGTGGACAAGAACGGCAAGCCGACCAACCTGATGCCTATTCACGCCGGTAAAAGCCCCGCTGATGCTAGCGTTATCCGTTGGACGCAAGAGCCTGACCCAAATAAGCCTGCAGACAATGGCGACCGCTGGCTGCGCGTACAGACCAACGACACGATGTTCGGCGGTGTCCCTGCCGAACTGATTATCAAGTCGTTGGAGGGTGCACACCTGACGTTGCCTGCGTTCCTGAAATGGGGTGGCATTGCCGGTGACTTGCTGCGCTCGGGCGTGACGCGCACGCCCATCTACTTGGCTCGCCAGTTGTTCCGCGACCCGTTCGCAGCCACGGCCACCTCCGGGCTGGACTACGGCCCCATCACGGCCATCTTCAAGGCCAACAAGGAGTTCCTGAAGATCACGGCGGGCAAGAGCGAAGCTGGCGCTAAGATGATCGAGAAGGGCTTGATGCAGTCCGGGCTGTTCGAGGGCGACCCGGCCAACATGTCCAAGATCGCGCTGCAGTTGGCCGGTGGGAAGTCCCAAGGCGTGCTCGATAAGTTGTTCGCCAAGGCCGACAGGCTGGCGCTGCAGGCCGACGCCGCCACCCGTGCGCTGATCTACGAGAACGCCCTCAAGAACGGCCTGTCCGAAGTCGAGGCCAGCCACTCAGTGCGCGAGTCGATGAACTTCTCCAAGCGCGGGCTGTCGCCCACCGTGCAGTACGCCAGCCGCATGATACCTTTCTTCAACGCGCAGATTCAGGGTCTGAGTGTGCTGTTCAAGGCGGCGAGGGGCAACATGCCCGCCAACGATGTGCTGAAGATCAAGCGCAAGTTCTACAACAACGCCATGATGCTCACGGGGTTCGGCATAGCCTACGCGATGGCTATGGACGACGACGAGTACTACAAGAACGCCAAGCCAAGAGACCGGTACACGAACTTCTTCGTACCCCTGCCGGGTGTGGATGAGCCGCTCAAGCTGCCTATCCCCTACGAGTTTGGTTTCTTCTTCTCGGCAGGCGTGGCGCTGTCTGACGCCATCAAGGGTGAGGTGGATACCCCGCAGCAACTGCGTGCGATCAAGGACATGTTCGTCGGCTCTATCCCCGGCGCCAGCAGCAACTTTGCGCCGCAGATCATCAAGCCGATGTACGAGATATACGCCAACAAGAGCTTCTTCTCCGGCAACGCAATAGAGTCCGAGCGCCAGAGGAAGCTAGACCCCGAGGCGCGGTTCAACGCCCACACCACGGAAGTCGCCAAGTGGATGGCCACGATGGTTCCGGGGCTATCCCCCATCCAGATCGAGCACATCGTGTCCGGCTACTTGGGGCAAATACCTTTGATGGTGGTGGCGACCACAAACGACTTGTTCCGCGACGGCAAAACAGAACCCACCCGCAAGCTGTCCGAGATGCCGATGATTGGCAGCTCGTTCCAGCGCAAGTACGGTGGCGAGGAAGCGGACGTTGTGTACAAGCTGGCTACGGAAGCCTCACAGGCCAAACGCACTTTTGACGAGTTCCGCAAGACCGGTAAAATCCAAGAAGCCAAGGACTACCTGCAGGAGCACCGCGCTGAGATCGCTGTTGCGCCGATGGCACTGCAGTACCAGAAGATCATGGGGACGCTGCGTACGCAGGAAGAAATAATCCGCAACTCCAAAGCGTCTTCAGATGCCAAGGCTAAGCGCATCGACGAGCTGAACGCGCAGCGCCAGCTACAGTCCGAGCGCTACCTCAAGGCCATCAGACGGGCGCAAGATGCCGCCGATAAAACCACACCCCCATAAGGCCAGCGCGGATGCCCACCTTGGCTTGGGCATCAAACACACGCAGGAAGACGGCCCGTTTAAGGCCGTCTTCCCTAACCGCTTCGGGGTCTAGGCAGGGGACAAAGAACCCCTGCCCGCGCTCAACCTTTTCCCAAGGGTAGGAGGGGTTCAGCGCCATCGTCTTCGTCCAGTGGGCGGCTTATCTTCATGGCGGCTACGCGCATCAAGGGGCCGTTGGTTCGGGACATCAAGTCCTTGCGGGGGTTGTACGAGACTTCCATGTGCGGGTGTGTTTCGAGCTGCTTCTTGAAGTCAGCGTAGCCGAAGCTCATGCTGGAGCAGAACGTCCGCAGCACACGCTCCTCGATGTACAGGTCTGAGCAGCCCGGTGTCAGGCCGTTCTCCACACGCCCCTGCACGGAAGTCCGCGTTGTCGTTTTGTCGATTGCCGCCCCGTCCCCCATCTGCGCCAAGACGCCGCCCGAAGCACCGAAGTTCACCGTGACGAAGTGGCCGTTGTTCTCGCGGATGAAGGCGTTCAGGATGTCCTCGGCGGTGCGCTTGTTGCTGTTCACGGCCTTACGCATGGCGTCTATGCGCCTGCCGAACGCCGCAATGATCTCGGGCATGGGGATGTTGACGATCCCCGCGTTGTTGTCGCTGAACAAGATGCCTGCTGCAATCGCTGTACCCACGCCTGCCATCCAGAAGCGTTCGTCGTTGGGGGCCTTGAACTGCAGGTACATCTGCCGCACCACATCGGGCACCATCTCGGCGATCTTGTCGAAGTTGTCCACCAAATACTGTGCAAAGATGTCCCCCGCCACGCCATAGTTCTGCGCCAAGGACTTGATGATCTCGATCTCGTGGGGTTCCCACACCAGCGTGGTGTCCATATCGAACTCAATGACCCGGCGAATCTCCCCCTCGGATGCGTGCTTGCGGGTGCCAAGTAGTGTGTCAACCACGTAGGTGTTCGAGGACATCAGCGCGTTTGACATCCATGTGGAGTTGTTGAGGCGCTCTTTGTTGGTGCCCGCTTCCATGCGCTCCTTGCCCCGGCCCTCGGTCATGTCCAGTAGGAACTCGGTGAACCACTCAGGGGCCGCACGGTTCTTGCTGGTGATCTCGTCGGTGATGAGGGGCAGGCTGCTGAGCATCCCCAGCCGCTGCTGCATGGCTACTGCCGATGTGCTCTTGCCTGTCCGGTAGTGCACCGGGTGGCCCCAGATGGACGCCGCGCCTTCGAGCGCCAGCGACTTGCCCGTGCCTGAGTACGTTGACGCGCAGTGGAACGTCATGCCGTAGATGCCGGTGAACTTCATCAGCGGTGCGGCAGCGCCCACCAAGATAATCGCCAACTGGTCGTACAGCTTCTTCTGGATCAGCAGGTTAATCACGTTGCGCCAGCCCTGTAGAGTGCCAGTGGGTTGCGTGTTGTTCACGATGTTCTCCAGCCCGACCATAGGTATCTCCACGGGCTTGACCTTGGGTGCGTAAATCCTGCCTGCATACACGAAGGTGTTGTCCTTCTGCCAGCCGTAGCTCGCAGGTACTTTGACGGGTAGCTTCTCAATGCTCATTTTCTCAACGCTCGCTCGTATGTAATCAAAAAAGTTCTTGTCGTTGCCAGAGCCAAAGGCGGCAAGGATGTTCTGCGTGGCCAAGCTCTTCATCGTCTCGTCTTTGCTGACGCAACTGCGCTGTGGCAGCAAGACCGTTTGCGTCCCTTCCGGGCGCAACGCCAGCATGTGCACCACATGCTCCCCGGCGCTGTCGAGGATGTTGATGGGAAACAGGTCGTAGCTAAGCAGCAGCGTGAGCTTCTTGGACTCCGTGCCGTCCTCATTCTCCGAGCGCTTCTCAATGTACACGCCACCATTGCGCCCGTACGCATAACCAAACGGGGCCTCGGGGCGCAGTATCTTGCGAAACGTGTCCGACCCGGTGACCTCTACTTCCTTTGCCTCTGTAACGACAGCCGTATCACGCCCCAGCGCCAGCGGGTTTGTAATCTTTCCCCAGTGCTTGCAGTTGGTGCAAACGCCGGGGTTCTCCGAGTCAAACTTGGTGCACGGGTACGGGCCTTTGATCTCGGCCAGCTTGGCGTACATCCGGTTCGTGTCGTAGGGGTGCAGCCCGCTCAACCACGTAGCTGCACGCTCGCCATCCTCGCACTTCTGTGCGATGCTCAACATCCCCCGCCACAGCGGCTCCATCCCGTCGTTTTCGGCGTTCAGGACATAGGACTCTAGCTGCCCGCAGCCATCACCCTTCTTAGTGCGCTTGTAGATGTTGCCGAACTTGGTGATGCTGTTGGCAAACATCTGCACGCCCGTTGTCGTCGGCGCACTCTTGGGCCGCTGTCCGGGTAGCATGAGCGCGGTGCTTGGCGTGGGCTTCGCGGCGTGTGCGATAGGCACTAGGTGGCTTTCCAGCAGGGCGCGGATGTCCTCGATGTCGAAGAAGCCCCCGCCGTGCATGAACCGCACCCTAGTCTCGCCGCGCACGCGCTTGCCACTCTTGACGCCCGTGTTGACCGTTGCTGGTACGCGCAGCACCCGCGCTGCATCGCCCGTCACTGTGGGGTCGATGCCGAGTTTCTTCTGCACGCACAGGCGCTTGAACGCTTCTGCCACAGGCTTCCACTCCGCGATCTCCACAGCTTCCCGCAGGGGCCAGTAGGCGTGCACGCCGCCCCCCGAAGCCACCATCCACGGCTCGCCTAGCCCCGCCAGTCCCACCTCGGCGGAGAACTCCATGATGGCCTGCGCGGCAGCGCGTGCCGAGGGGTACGCCTTGGGCTTGAACTCCCCGTGCTCATCGGGCAAATCTTTCGGGTGGTTGCAGTCGATGTCGATGGCAATGCACTTGGCCATCTGGGTGTTGGTGGCAAGGCGCTTGTCAGCGCTGCCAAACGTGCTCAGTCCAAAGTAGACATCAAAGTTCGACTTCTTCCACCGCTCTACCGCTACCTGCGCTTCCTCCAGCGTATCCGCATACACATGTTCCTTCTTCGTCAGCTCTGCCACACAGTAACGCCCGTTACCGGGAGGTGGCAAAACCGCCGCTAGAAAATCAAGCGGTTCCATAGGTGCCCTAGGTTACTGTGCGTCGGCGTCTACGAAAGCAACGAAGCGCTTGACCAGCTCCGTCACCCATTCAAAAGGCAGCTCCGAGGCGGGGTACAGTGTTGCGTAGTGCGCCAGCTCCTCGTCGGTAAGAATCCGAGGGTTCAGGGCTTCAAGTTGTACTCTTTGCATATTCTTCTCCATGCTTCATCCGCCGTCTTTGACGAGGACATTATTGTTAGTAGCAGTTCGACACGGTTCTGGTATGCCACAAAGACATCCCTACCCTCGAACCAGTTGTAGACGGTTTGGCGCGTGACCCCAAGCGCGATGGCGATCTTCGTCACGGGGAAGTCCAAGTGAATGGCCCAACGCCCAAGACGATTGCCCATCGTCTTGGGGGACGCCGCAACAAGGTCTATGATTTTTTGTGAGTAGGCCATAGTAATGAGGGGGCCGAAGCCCCCGAAACTCTTACTCGTCGTCCCAGTCAGACACGATGTCTGCGAGGCTGGCTTTGCCAGCGGGCACTGCGGTTGCCTTGGGTGCGGCTTTACGCACTTCGGGCTCCGGTGCAGTGTCTTCTTCGACCACAGGCGCTGGCGCGGGTGCTGGCTTGGCCTTCTTGGCGGCAGGCTTGGCTACCGGCGCGGGTGCAGGAGCCTCGTCCTCGTCGTCCTCATCAACCACGGGCGCTGGCGCGGCCTTTGCGGGGGGCTTGCCAGCGATAGCCAGCGGAGCGGCCTTCGCGCCATCCGTTGCAGCCGCGCTCGAACCGACGGCCTTCGTAGCGTCTTCGCTGTCGGCTTGGTCTTTGATGGTGTCGTACTCGGCATCGGTCAGCCACCGCGTAGGCGCGAAGTGCAGCTTGGGCGACTCCGACTTGGTGTCGAACTTCATGCGGGTCACGATCTGCTCCGGGTTAATCGGAGGGTTCTGTGCTGCAAGGTACCGGGCGAAGGACTGCAGGGGGTGCTTGTCACCTTCTGCCTTGCCGAAGATCGACGTAGCGGGCAGGATCATCTGCAGCACATCGCCGCCCATGTCGTTCTCAAGCACCACGGCCAGACGCTGTTGGTAGCGGCAGGCGCGGCTGTTGCCCGTACCCGAACCGGCTTGGTTCTGCGGGCAACGCAGGCAAGTCTCGGACTGCTTGTTCTTGGCCGAAGCGTCTGGGCGCTCGCCGTCGTTGGAGGTGCAGTCGGGTGCCGAAGCGGCAGCATCGGGGTTCCACGCAGCCGCATAGAACTGACGGCTGACCTTTGGCGCTGCCTTGACGATGACCACATCCAAGAAGCGGTCGTCGATGGCGGTGATCTCTTTGCCGTTGTCCAGCAAGCGGAACACGCCGCCCTTGATGGATATGCGCTTGCCGCTGTTCGATCCGCCGCCCGTGAGGGCCATGGCAGTGTCTGACAGGGTGTTGTTGCGGGCGAACGCTGGTACGTTCGAGGGGTTGAATAGAGCAATTTTACTCATGGGGTTCTCCTCAGTTGGAAGGCTTGGTTACGCGGATTTCAAAATCCGAAAATGCGTTCAGGCCGGGTGGCACTGAACCGGGGTTGTCCGCCAAGAACTGCGCCATGTTGGTCTGGGCAATTCTTTTCTCCAGCAAGTCAACGGCATCGTTCGCAACAATGAAGTCTTTGAACGCGTCCCAGTCTTGCGTGGAGTAGCGGGTCTTCTGCACCATCGACACCGTGCCGAAGGTGGTGTTCACAGTCTTCACGCCGAGCGCTTGCATCTGGTCTTTCATTGCAAACTTCAGCGTGTTCTGCTTCTCTTTCAACTGCTCGACCTTGGTGTCATAGTCCTTGGTCAGCTCGTCAATTTCGGCCTTTATCTTGCGGTAGATGCGGGCCAGTTTATCCATCGGGATCATGTCTTCAGTCATTTTGCTTTCTCCTTTGTGTGTCTATCGTTTGACAAGTGTAACGTGATTTTTAGCGTCTGCAACTCCTTTCTTAAGAATTTATTTCTGTCTCAAACATCTGGGTCAACGTGAAGTTATCCACAACCTTTGTGGATAAAGCTGTGAACATCTTCTTCTCTACGGGGCTGCTCTCGATGTGGATAACCGTCACCTTGCCTGCGTCTTGGCCTTTGCGATCCGCCCGTGCAATGCACTGGATGTACTGCTCGACCGACATCAGCGGCCCATAAAACACTACCGTGTCCGCTGCGGTCAGGGTGATCCCGTGCGCCGAAGCCTGCGGCTGCATGACCAGCACGCGAGGGTCTTGCTCGTTCTGAAAGCGTCGGATTGTATCGGCGCGTTTGTTGGGCGTGATGCCGCCGTGGATCAGCTCTACGCGGAAGCCTTTCTTGGTGAGGTGGTTGTGGATGCTGTCGATGCTGCTGCGGAACATGGCGAAGATCAGCACCTTGCGATCCGTCTCTTCCAAGATTTCCTCCAGCACAGACAGCCGGGGGCCAGCATCGAACTCCACCACATCCTTCTCGTCCGTGTACACCGCGCCGCAACTTATCTGCAGCAGCTTGCTCAAGCCCGACGCTGCGTTGACCGCTGTGATTGTTTCGCCTGCGGCCTGTATCGACATCCGATCCTTGAGCGTGTTGTAGTACTTGGACTGTTGGGGCGTCATGGGCACCAAACGGGTCGTGGTGAGCACGGGCGGCAAGTCTAAGCACTGGGCCTTGGTAAAGCGTATCGCGGGCTGTAGCGCCTCGTGGACGATCTGCGGAGCAGTGGCTTTCGCCGCCCATTTGAACATCGTGACCTTGTGCATCACCTTGTCCCGCCACGCCGTGAAGAACCGGGGTATCCCGTTGGGGTTGACCAGCTTGGCTAGGCCGTACGCGTCCGCTGGGGACTGCGAAGCAGGCGTACCCGTCATCATCCACAACCGCGTCTCAGGGGTCAGGATGCTCGCCAGCGCTTTGAAGCGCTTGGTCGTAGGGGTCTTGTAGGCGTTCGCCTCATCAACGATCACCAGATCGAACCGGCCATCGTTCCTGACCTCGTTGGCGATCAGGTTCAGCCCGTCGTAGTTGGCGATGACGAACTCGAAGTCCTGCTGCACCATCTCGATACGGCGGCTGGCCTGTGCGTGGTGCGCCACAATGGCAGACCTGTGGATGACGCTGCTGCTCAAGTCCCCCAGCCAAGCGCTCTGCATGATGGACAGCGGGCAGAGCACCAACACGCGCCGGACTTTGCCGATGCTCATCAGGTAGTCTGCGGCCCACAAAGCGCTCAGCGTCTTGCCTGTACCCGGCTCGCTGAACACGAACGCCTTGCGGTGAATGGTCAGGAAGTCTGCTGTCGCCATCTGGTGCGACATGGGCGTGTACCGCCCCGGCCAACCGTACCTGCCGTTGATAGGCGAAGGTACATCTTTGACACCTAAGTTTCGTAAGACCTGAACCTCTTCCAACCCCCAGTAAACCAGTATCTCAAACGTCCCATCTTTTTCAGAGAGGACTTTGTGTTTGGGAATTAAATGGTATTTATCTGGGTTTCTGGTTTTGAAGAGTAGCGCTTTGTTCTCGATGACTTGCATTTGCTTCTCGTGTTTTTATTTGATGCTGTGGTCACTGTTGCGGTCGAACGTCCTGTTGGCGGATGCTGTCTTGACGCGCAGGTTGCTGCGGGTTGTTGCACCGCCTTTGCTCACGGGCTTTTTGTGGTCAACGTCTTTGCCGTCGCCCTTGTGCACCAGCCCTTCTTTTGCCATGATGGCGCGGGCCTTGTTGCGTGCCGCACGTTTCTTGATAACGTCTGGGCGCTGTGCATACGGCGGGTATGTGTCGCGGTCTGCGGGATTTTTGTATGGCATGAATGTTCCCCTTCAGTGTTTAGGGTGGTGTACACAAGTGGTGACTGGGCACCACGGGCAAAGGGGTGAGGATTTGGGGTTCCACACGCCCGTCTCGTGCGCCTGTTCAATACGGGCAATGCGCTTGCGGTATGACCACCACTCGCCCGCTGCCTGATCGACGCCTACGCTTATCTTAACCATATCGTTTTTCACGACAAAGAGCAATGCAGCGTTGACCTTGCGAATGTGTGGGAAGTGCGCGAACACCATGATGGCCATGAGCTTGAGCTGTTCACGATCCGGGTACTTGTTGTTGCCCGTCTTGTAGTCCACCACCCATGCCGTCAGGTTGTCGTCGTCCATGATGATGAGGTCGGCGATACCGCGCACCCACACCTCCGGCCCCGTCCACCCGCACGGCTGCAGGTCGGTAGTCAGCGCCATCTGGTACTCCACTAGCTTGCGTCCGGGCTTGGCCTTGAGCGCCTCAAGCGTATCGGCAATGAAGTCGAACTGCTTGGGCAACGGCTTGCCTTCACCGATGTAGTCCTCGGCTGCTTTGTGCAGCTCCGTTCCGTACAGCGTTGCCTGCGTCTCCGTGAACTTGTGCTTCTTCAGCACCCGCACCTCGTGGTACTTCTTGGGGCAGGACTCGTAGTCCTTCAGCGCTGAGTGTGACCAGACGACTTTCATTAAAACCTCGCGGAGTCGATGGCTCGTGACAGCCGGTGGGCGAACTCTTTAACGAACTCTTCGTTACGGTTCAGGTTGTGCCGCCCCATGTCTTCAAGGACGGCGTGTGTCAGCTCGTGCCAGAACGTGTCCCGAACCTCGGCATCGGCAAGGTACCGCCCCGAGTTAGGGTGCTTGGTGGCGATCTTGATGCTGCGCTCAGCGTAGTGCGTGCGCCCCACGCAGTTCTTCTCGATCAGCGCTTCCACCACTTCGACCGAATACATCTTCTGGCCTACCCGCATCCTGCGCGGGAACACGGCTTTTATTTTTGTTGTCATCTGCTTCTCCTATCCTTTGGCTAATCCGTATCTACGGTGAGCACCACCGTCAGCGGCTAGGGGAATCCCCGGCATGTATTTCGGCTCCATAGTCATTTGCGCCAAGACCCAAGTCTTAGCGAAATCAACCTCTTCATCAGGCACAACGGCAATAAGCTCATCGTGCACAGTCCCAGCCACAAAGTATTTTTTTGACACCCGTAGCATACCATCAGTCATGACGATCCGTGCGGTCGCCTGCGTCACGTTGTTGGCGATCTTGCCTGCGTACAGTTTGGTGGCGTCAACCCCGTACACCCACTCAAGCTCACCCTTCTTGCCCTCCACCTTCTGCTGCTGGCGCAGGTCGGGGTACAGCAGCTTCATGCCGTTGGGCAGCTCGATCTCTTCCTTGCGGAACGTCAGGCACTTGTACGTAAACTCCTTGCCGCCGAACAGCGAAGTCTGGATCAGGCCCGACAGCATCTCCCAGAACGAGACGACCTGATGCGCGGTCTGACGGTAGATGTCGATGATCTTCTTGGCAGCTACGCAGTGGATGAGCAGCTCCCGCTCGGTGCAAGTGTGGGGTATCTCGGACATCTTGAGCAAGTTCTCCTCCCAGTCCATGAACTTCTGCACGTACGCCTGCGTCACGCCCAACTGCAGCGCCTCGGCCTTGGAGTAACGCAGCGGCGGAGCGCCAAGGAACCCCACCAGAAGCTGCGCTGCGAACGATGCCCAGCCCAACCCATACCCAGCCCCCAGCAACGCGCTCTTGGCCGACTGGCGGTGCACCGGGTGGCTTTCTTTGGTCATGTCGGGGATCGAGAACATCTGAGCGCCGAAGGCAGCGTACGGATCGCCACCGGCATTGAAGATGTGCAACATCTCGTCATAGTCCGACAGCCACGCCAGCACACGCGGCTCGATCTGGGACAAGTCGCCGACCACCAATTGATGCCCTTCGGGGGCCATGATCGCTTTACGCAGGAACGACCCGCGCTTGAGGTTCTGCATGTTGATGGCGCTGCCCTTGCTGGCCGTCCAGCGGCCCGTGGCTGCACCGTAGTAGGACAGGGGTACCGGTAGGGTGCCCCGGCCTGCGATCTCAAGGAAGCGCTGCGCCCGTGTGCGCTCCGTCGTGGACTTGACCTTGAGCCGCGCCTCACACAGCGCCCGCACATCGTCGTTGGTTCCGTTGAGCATGGCTTGGAACATGGCGTCGGTCTTGGCGAACGCGTAGTTCTCCCCCACAGGGTTGGGCGTCTTGACCGTGGGCTTCTTTCTCTTCGTGGGCGACGGCATACCCACGGCCTCCAGCAGCGCGGCGAACTGCCCGTTGCTTGCCAGTGCGGCGTCCGTCACACCCAAGCGTTGCAGCAGCTCCTCACGCTTCTCCTTCTCCTCTTCCAGCGCGTTAGCCAGCATGAGCTTGTCCAACTGCAGGGTAG